AGACCAGCCAGGCTGTTGACATCCTGACCAAGAAGCTGGCCGCGCTCCACCCGGACACCTCGGTCGACGTGTTCGGCAATGGCAGCTACATCGCCGGTCCGGCCACCGCCGAGATGATCAAGGAACAGCAGGAGGCGATCAACGGCCTGAACGCCGCCATGGCTGGCGATGCCGCGCAGGCGGCCGAGGACTACAAGGCCCGCCTGGCCGGGCTGGTGGCAGATACCGACATCGCCAGGACGGCCGAGATGCAGGCCAACATCGACTTCATAAACCAAGCCTTTTTCGACGGCGTCATCGGCGCCGAGCAGTACAACCAAGCCATCGGCAATCTGACCGGCAAGGCCGCGCCGCTGGCCGATGAGGTCGACATCGTCGCCGAGGCCTGGAAGAAGGCCGCGCAATCCATGGAAGGCGCCCTGGCCGACTTCCTGTTCGATCCATTCGCCGATGGTCTCGATGGCATGCTGCTCGGCTTCGTCAATGTCATCCGGCGCATGGCCGCCGAGGCCCTGGCCGCGCAACTGATGAAGAGCATCTTCGGCACGTCCGGCATTGCCGGCGCATTCGGCAGCCTGTTCGGCGGCGCCAAGGCCGAAGGCGGCCCGCTCGATCCAGGCAAGTGGTACGTGGCCGGCGAGCACGGCCCCGAGCCGATCTGGGGCGGCGGCACTGGCGCCTTTGCCATCGGATACAAGGACCAGGCCAAGCTGGCAGCCGCCCGACCGATGCCGGCCCAATCTAGCCAGGCAAGCCGGCCCCAGGACGTGCGCGTGGTCCTGGTCGACGACCAGCGCCGAATCGGCGATTACCTGGCCACGCCCGCCGGCGAGCGGCTGATCGTCAATGCCGTGCGCCGCAATGCCGGTGCCATGCGCGGAGTGCTGGTCTGATGGCCAGCCTGTGGCCATACATCCCGGTCGGCGATGTCGTCGAGGTGCTGGAATGGCTGACCGATGTCATCCGGACACAGTCCGCCGAGCAGCGCATCGCCTTGCGCGACCGGCCGCGCCGGCGCTGGCAGTTCGGCCACGTGTTCAGCCATGACCAGCACGCCGGGGCCCGCTCCCTGGTGCGCGCCGCCGACGGCTTCCTGGTGCCGGACTGGTCGCGTCTGGTCTACGGCGGGCCGGTCGCCGCCGGTGCCAACGTGGTCCTGACCTGCACGACGACCGGCCTGGATATCGAGGCCGGCGGCCAGGTCGCCGTGATCGCCGACGCCTGGAACTACGAGGTATGCACCCTGGCCGCCGTGGCGGCCGGGTCGATCACCCTGGCCAGCGTCACCAGCGCCCGCGCTAGCGCGGCCGTCTATCCGCTCGACGCCGCCCATCTGGGCGCCGCCCTGGCCACCCGCCGCCCGGCCGGTCGCCACATCTTCGCCGACATCGCCTTCGATGCCGCCGGCGTGGTCGACTGCGCCGCCTCGGCGATGCCGGCGTATCGTGGACACGACCTGCTCACCGACATCCCGGTGGTGGGCGCCGGCGCGCTGGAGGAGGGCATCGCCTGGCCGTCCGATCTGGTCGACAACGCCGTCGGTGCGCCGGTGGCCTTCGCCCGCCGCAGCCTGCCGGACGACCGCATGATGATGCGCTGGCACGTATTCAGCGCCGCCGACAAGCGCGCCCTGCGCCAGTGGCTGCACAGCCGGCGCGGACGCCTGGCGGCCTTCTGGCGCTCCACCCTGGCGCGCGACCTGACCGCCGCCGCCGGCATCGACGCCGCCGCCACTGCCCTGACCGTGTATGCACCGGAGGGGTCCCAGACCCTAGGCGAGACTGCATTCGACCTCGAGATCAACGGCCTCGCCCTGTACCGCCGGCGGGTCACCGGCGTGGCCGTGGCCAGCCCGGTCAATGGCCGCCCGGCCCTGACCCTGACCCTGGATAGCGCCCTGGGCGCCACCCACACCGCCGGCCAGCTCGGCCGCATCAGCTTCCTGCGCTGCCTGCGCTTAGATTCCGACCGCATCGAGCTGCACTACAGCCCTGGCGCCGGAATGGTGGTGGCCGCGCCCTGTATCGAGGTACCGCTGCCATGAAAAGACAGCATTCAGCGATCAGCTTTCAGCGATCAGCAACGGCGATTTGGCTGATCGCTGACAAGCTGACTGCTGATAGCCTGAGCGATGCGACATGACCTACGCCGCCTACGACACCAGCATCCAGTCCGGCCGCGTTGTCGAGCTGTACGAATTTGTCCAGGGCGCCATCACCACGCGCTACACCAGCCGCGCCACTGACTACAGCTACGGCGGCCACACCTGGGCCGCCGAGGCGATTGGCCGCAGCGAGATCGAGCAGAACCACGAAATCAACCAGGCGGGCATCCAGATTAGCGTCCCGCGCAATAACGCCTTCGCGGCGCAGTTACTGTATGGATTGATGGAACAGGTCTGTACCGTCACCATTCGGCGCGGCTTCGAGGACGATGCCGACCAGGAATTCGCAGTCTACTGGAAGGGCCGGGTCGCGGGCAGCACGGCGGAAGACGCCCAGATCCAGATCAACTGTGAAAGCGTCTATACCAGCCTGCGCAGACTTGGCCTGCGTGCGCGCTACCAACGGTCGTGTCGGCACACTCTCTATCGGAATGGCTGTGGCGTGGATAAGGCCGCCCATGCCGTGACCGGCGCCATCGCCTCGCTGGTCGGCGTCACACTGACCGTGCCCATCGCGGCCGGCTACGCGGATGGCTGGTTTACCGGCGGCATGGTCGAGGCTCCAGACGGCTCGCTGCGCTTTGTGATGCGCCACGCCGGATCGGTCCTGCTGTTGTCCATGGCGCACATAGACCTCGCCACCGACGTTGCCGCATCCGGGTATGGCCTCAACTACGGCAATTTCTACGGCGGCGTGCCGGCCGTCCTGTACCCAGGCTGCGACCTGAGCACGGCGACCTGCAAGGACAAATTCGTCAACCTGGCCAACCACGGCGGGTTCCCCTACATCCCAGGACGCAACCCGATCGACGGGTCGTCCATTGTCTAGGAGCGCGGCATGTGGTGGCAAGTCGTCCTCTGGGTAGTCAGCACGGTCATCAGTTATGCGCTGCAACCGAAACTGCAGGCGCCGAAACCGGCCGGCCTGGGCGACTTCCAGGTGCCGACCGCAGAGGAAGGCCGCGAGATTCCGGTCCTGTTCGGCAGCCGGGACATCAACGGGCCGAATGTCGTCTGGTATGGCGACCTCCGCACCGTTCCGGTGAAGAAGAAAGGCGGCAAGAAATGACCGAAGTCATCGTCCACATGCGCCATGTTCGCGCCATGAAGGGGTGCAGCCGGGGTGCGCGCGCCTTCTGCGAGCGCCATGGCATCGACTGGTCCGCCTTCCTGAAGGAAGGCATCCCGGCGTCGCGCCTGCGCGTTACCGGCGACGCCATGGCTATCCGCCTGGCCGAGATCGCGGAGACCGAACATGGGCGGTAGCAGCAAGTCGCAGACCGTCGGCTACAAGTACTACCTGGGGATGCACCAGGCCCTGTGCCACGGCCCCGTTGACAAGTTGGTCAGGGTCAGGGTGGACAAGCGTTGCGCCTGGGTGGGTGACTTGGCCGGCGGGCGGGTCAATCTCAACGCCCCCAGCCTATTCGGCGGAGAGAGCCGGGAAGGCGGCGTCTCCGGCGCCATAGACTTCGAGCCCGGCGCCTCGGACCAGGGCCAGAACGATTACCTGGCCAGCAAGATCAGCGCCGACGTGCCGAATTTCCGGGGCGTCTGTGCCGCCGTGCTGCGCCAGGTCTACTGCGGCATGAACCCCTATCTGAAGGCCTGGGATTGGCGCGTCCAGCGCATCCACACCCGCCAGAACGGCATCGCTCAGTGGTACGACGCCAAGGCCGAGATTCCGGCCGTCACGTTCACGGGCGGCCAGGCCATCGCCCTGTGCGTGGACTACTCCGGCTCACAGATGATTGAGGTGAGTCCTGGCGTCACCCGACTCGACCTCCAGAACGCGGCGATCAAGAACGTGTTGCAGTCCATCAAGGCCGGACTCGGAGATGGGTCACTGCATCTGGCCTTCATCCCGTTTGCCTGGAAGACCTTCGAGCCCTATGCCCGATACCATCAGAACGTCACCGCCGCTCAGGTAGACGCCCTGATCGTCCTCGTGGACAACGTGCCCATCAATTACAACTACGGCACGGCCTACAACGGATCCCTGCTGGACGCCAAGACCTTCTTCGACTCGATCAACGGTACTGGATGCCTGCGCCGGACATGCGTGTTCGTGACCGACGGTGACCCATGGCAGGACTCCCTGGCGCCTGCGGATACCCAATATCAGGACATGGATAATGGCGGCATCACGGTGTACGCCGCCGCGAACATCGGACGGGATGCAGCTACCGCCATCGCCGTCACGGCAGCTCAGACGCTATGGAGCGCCGGCATTTCGGTCTATGCCTTCAACACCAGCAACACCTACGCCGAATATACCGCGCAGATTTCCAACACCCAGCCGAATGGCATCCCTGTCTTGCAGCCGGATTCCGATGTGATAGCGGGCGCCATCCAGGGCGCCATCACTGTCGGCATGGCCGACATGAACCCGGCCCACATCATCCGCGAGTGCCTGACCGATCCGAACTGGGGGATGGGCTACCCGGAGGCCGATATGGACGACGGGGCGTTTCAATCCGCCGCCGACACGCTGTTCTCCGAGCAGATGGGTATCTCGATCATTTGGGACCGCCAGATTCCGCTGGATGACTTCATCAGGGAAATCCTCAAGCATATCGACGCCGTGTTGTACGTGGATCGCACCACCGGCAAGTTCGTCCTCAAGCTGATCCGCGATGACTACGACGCCGGGACCCTGCTGGTCCTCAACGAGGACAACTGCGAGCGGGTAGACGCCTTCAAGACCCCCGCCCTCGGCGAGCTCGTCAACTCCATCACCATCAACTATTGGGACACCGCCACCGGAAACGACGCCAGCCTGACGGTCCACGACACCGCGCTAGCTCAACTGCAGGGCGGTGTGGTGAACACCACCGTCGAATACCCAGGGTTCACGAATGGAGCCATCGCGGCCCGCATCGCCGCCCGTGACCTCAAGAGCCTGTCCACGCCAATCGTAAGCTGCACGATCTACGCCAACCGTGAGGCCTCCGGCCTGAACGTCGGCGACGTGTTCAAGCTGCAATGGCCGGAGTTCGGCCTCGCTGAGATGGTAATGCGCGTCACCGCCATGGCCTATGGCGACGGCAAGAACAACCGCATCCGCATCCAGGCGAGCCAGGACGTGTTTTCCCTGCCCGAGGCCTTCGTCGCCGAGCCGCCCAGCACCGGCTGGAGCAATCCAGTCAGCATGCCTGCGCCATCGCCGAACCGGCTGGTCATCGAGGCCCCTTACTACGAGGTGGTCCAGCAGATGGGGCAGGCCGAGACGGATGCCGAGCTGGCCTCGAACCCAGAGCGCGGCTACCTGCTGGTGGCCGGGGATCGCCCCTCCACCGACGCCATCCACGCAGTCGCCCTGATCACTGCCGGGGCAGGCTATGCCGAATCCGGGGTGGTCGACTTCGCCCCCTCCGCCACGCTCTCCGCCGATGTCGGCGCCGCCGATACCACGCTGCCCATTACGGCCGGGGTCGACATGGACCTGATCGTTGTGGGCAGCCATGCCCAGCTCGGCAACGAGCTGGTGCGGGTTGATTCCGTGGGGACGAGCAGCCTCACCGTCGGGCGCGGCTGCCTGGACACGGTGCCCATGCCCCACGCGGCAGGAACGGTGATCCTGGCCTGGGATCGCTACGCCTTCAGCGATCAGGTCGAGTATGCCGATGGCGAGACCCTGGCCGCCAAGCTGCTCACCGTCACCGGCCTGGGCCAGCTAGGCGAGGCCTTCGCGCCGGCTGAGAGCGTCACCATGGACCAGCGTGCCATACGTCCTTATCCGCCCGGCCAGTTTAAGGTTAATGACGCCTATTTCCCGACCGTCATCAGCGGACAACTCGCGGTCAGCTGGGTCCATCGTGATCGACTCCAGCAGACGGCCGGCGACCTGATCGACCACACCTACGGCAGCATCGGCCCGGAAGCCGGTACCACATACACACTGCGAATTTATGGGGAAGCGGGGGCGCTGCTCCGCACCATATCAACTGCGGGCATCAGCTATACCTACGCGATTTCCGACGAGCAAGACGACTCTGGATTAGTTATTGATATCGTCGGGGTAGTTCAGCGCGGCACTGTCCTGACTGCATCCGACGCTGCCGGTAGTGATAATTTCGGGTGGGCTGTAGCTTTATCAAGTGACGCTACAGTCCTTGCTGTAGGCGCCCACAACTGGGAAGGCGCCAGCGGGACAAACCGTGGTGGGGTGTACATCTACGATTGGTCGGGCAGCGCATGGGTTCAGCGCGGTTCTGTACTGGAAGCCTCAGACG